CCACGAGGAGGTTCGATTCCATTGGTTGCATTTGACACAACGGAACTGCTCTCCGAAGGCATCTGTGCGGACAATGTTGAGTTCCGTACTCCGTACTGCTTAACCTGCTCTCTAAGACTTTCCCAATCATATTTCAATTCGTTCGGAACAATTTCATCAACGTCTTTTTTATATGTATCAATTGGCAGAATACCCTGTCCGTATTTGGTGCGATGAGAATACTCACAGGCACCCTTTTCTTTTGCAAGATTTACGGTTGCCTGAATCAAATAATATTGAAATGCTTCGGTCAGATCATGTACTAGTTTCCAGGCACAAGGATCATCGTAGTGTTCACCGTGCTTAGCGAGATAGTGTGCTAAACCAATATACCCTACTCCAAGTGAACGACGCGCTCTGGTGGCGATTTCTGCTGCTTTGACGGGGTATCCTTGGAAGTCAATAAGTTCATCAAGACTACGAATAGCAAGATCACAAAGAACTTCAAGATCCTCATTACTCTTAATTTTTCCAACGTTAATAGCACTCAGAATACAGAGAGCAATTTCCCCATTTGGATCATCAATATGTTGAATAGGTTTTGTGGGAAGTGTAATCTCCTGACAAAGATTACTCATCTCAACTTTGTCCATAAAGGAAGAGTGAGAGTTGCAGTGGTCAATATTCATAATGTAAAGGCGACCAGTTTCTGCTCTTTCCTTCAGAAGGTCCAGAAAGAGTTCCTGAGCTCCGATAGTCTTTCTAGGAACAGACTCATCTCGTTCGTAACGTACATATAATTCGTCAAAAGAATCAGTTCCAAAAGCATCATAAAGACCAGGAACTGAGTGGGGCGAGAAGAGAGAGATTTCTTCATTCTTGATGAATCGCTCATAGAAGAGTTTGGAAATTTGGATACTGTAGTCTAACTTACGAACACGATTGTCCTCAGTTCCCTTATTATTCTTTAACACCAAGATGTCTTCTATTTCTTGGTGCCAGATAGGAAAGTGAACTGTAGCAGAACCACCTCTGATGCCGTTTTGAGTGCAGCATCGGACAGTTGCCTCAAACTTCTTAAGGAAGGGGACCACGCCTGTGTGCTGTACCTCTCCGCCTCTGATTTTACTGTTGATACCACGGATTCGACCAGCGTTAATGCCGATACCAGCCCTTTGTGAGACATATTTACCAATAGCCATATCACTGCTAAAGATACTATCGAGGGTGTCATCAACATCAACGAGAACACAAGATGCAAATTGACGAAGTGGAGTTCTGACTCCTGCCATAATCGGCGTTGGGATGTTGATTCTGTGCTTGCTGATTGCGTCATAATACTTCTTAACGTAATCTAAACGTGTTTCTTTTGGATATTTTGAGAAAATAGTTGCAGAAATCATCAAGTACATAAATTGTGGAGTCTCATAATGAGAACCAGAACTCCTATCCTGAACTAGATACTTATCAACTACCTGACGAAGACCAGCATAAGTAAAGAGATAATCACGCTCGTGGTCGATAAAGGACTGAAGTTTTTCAAATTCATCATCAGTATAAAGACTTAGAATCTCTGCGTCATAGACACCTTTATCAACACAATTGCGAACGTGTTGAATTAAAGTAGGAGACTCGTGCATACGACCAAACAACTGCTTGCGTAGAGCGAACAGAAGCAGACGGGCAGCGACGAATTGATAATTGGGATGCTCAAGATCGATCAAATCGGAAGCAGAACGAATCAGAATCTCTTGAACCTCTGCGGTTGTAATCCCATCATAAAATTGAATACCCGATTGCATCTCAACTTGCGATGCAGATACTCCAGCAAGATCTCTACATGCCTCCTCAACCATAATATGAAGTTTATTTAGATCTAGATTCTCAGTGCTTCCAGATCGTTTTACTACCTTAGTCCCGTTACTCATACTTTCTTCCATTCGTTGAATTTGATTTTTGCTTCGAGTGCTTTATATGTATTTGATTTTAACACATCCATAACAGAAAGTCCAGCGAGCACCATATCGTTGATATCCTTTTGCTGAACTGATTTTGGCCAGATGACTACCTTTTTACCTCCGTCAATGAGTTTAGATATCCTGTTACAGATTTCCTTATTACGGGGTTCGTTATCGAGTACATAGACAATATCATCACCCAAATTAAGACTATCGAGTAGAATATCCGATCCGCACATTGCGATGGCATTTTGAACAAATGTTGAGTCAAAGGGTCCTTCTGTGACGTAAATTGTTTCATCAGTACTTACCTCGTCTAGTCCATAAACTTTAGGAATACTTTCATCCAAAATCACTGTAATGTATTTAACATTGCTAGGTCCTATAGATCTTCCTTGGAACCCAAACAGTTCTCCCTCTCTAGTGTTCAATGGTATCACTATACGACTTTCATCTCTCACAATCCTACTAAATGTGGGTTTTTGAGTGTTAGTCCATTCTTGGAATTTGTCAGCAAAATAAAACTTTTCCGAATTTAAAAGTCTCTTCTCAAGATATTGTTTAGCAATTGGAATCTCAGATGCTTTTGGCAAATCTAATTTTTTCTTAAAAATAGGTTTCTTAAACTCAAACTTCGGTTCTTCAACTACAAAGTTTTTGCCAGTATGACCTTCTTTAAACTTTTCAAGGGTATATTGCTTATGTAATATTGGGTCTATCTGTTTAAGAAAGTTATTGAATGATAAACTTGCTCCACAGTTATGACACTTGAAGTTTGTATTATTTTTCACCGGGTAAATGTATCCCCTTGTCTTATTCTTATTCTTCTGAGAATCTCCACAAATCGGGCAGCGGAATGTGTAGAGATCCGACTTAACCCTTTTGAATTTTTGAAGACGCGAAGATACGAGTCCAATGTACTTGGAATCAATCAAATCCATTATAAGGGGTGCTTATCTGAGTCTTTCTATTCTACCGTTGTCTTGAGTGGTTGTCAAGATACTTGCTAACATTTCTGAATTATTGATGATTAAAGTTACTACAGCAAAAATTCCAATACCAATCCAAACTTTTTTTTCTAACCCTTGCAATTTATCCAATACCACATTATGGTCTGTATCCATTTTATTACTTAACTGATCAATCTTTGCAAAAAGAATAGCATCTACCTTATCATTCCCATCAATCTTTTGCTCATGAACTGCCAACATTTTAGTCACATTCGCACTTACTTCACTCATCTTCTCAATTGCACTCTCAATACGTTGCATTAACTGCTCAGTAGTATGAAGTTTCTCCTCAAGAATAGCTACTTTTGTTTCTATTGTTTGAGCCTGAGGGGGAGTGTACATTGGATTGATTATGGTTGTGGTTTTCTTTTTTGTAACCAATTTTTGCGGAACCCCGCTCCATAAATGTATTTATTTTGTTTTCTTACTGGGGGATTATCACCTGCTTCCTTTGTTCCTGCAATGTATCCTTTACCATCACTTGGACTAGTAAGACTATTAGTAGGAGCACCAGATACCATACCTTCTTCTCTAAGAGAACGAACGATATCAATAATTCTATCTACTTTATCCATTAGATTGACTCCAGATATTCTGAGCATTTATCATCTTCTTTTATATAATTAATTTCAGTTTTAGGATACTCTGGCAATCTATTTAAAAAAATTAAAAAACTTTTTATAGATGACCAAAGTTCCTTATCTAAATTATAAAAAAGCAATGGGACTGCAGCATCATTAAAAACATTAAATAATACTGTCAGATGATTCAAGATTAAATGCGTCTTAAGTTCACCAGTATTTTTATATCTTTTTAATAATCTTTTAATATATTTAATTCTCTTCAAATCATCTTCAAAATCTTCTTTAGTAAGAGATTGTGGATTATCATAGAATTTTATAGCAAATAGCAAATAATTGCTTTCATTCAATTCATTAAATCTCATATCATGCTTTAATTGTCAAAGTAGTAGTTCCAATACCAACTCCAGAAGTTGTTCCTGCACCAGCAATATTTTTAACAAGTCCGGCAATAGATTTATCTACTGCAGCACCTCCAGAAGCATCGGTAATGACACCAACAACACCATTAACTGTTGCAATTCTAAGAGTTGTTCCAATACCAACACTTGGAGTAGTAAATGCAAATCCAACTCTATTGGTAATTTGTCCGTTAAAGGTAACTACAGTTTGTCCTATTCCAGGAACATTAACTTGAACTGGAACTCCTGTAGAATTTGCATATGCAACAAGCGTTGCTCCAGTTGATTGTGTAATCGCAATTGTTGCACCAGCGGAACAATATACCATTTCATTCCATACTACATGAACATATCCAGTAGTTGCAGTTCCAATTCCAGTTGTTCCGCCTGCACCGATGCTAATTGGAGAAGCAAGATTAGGATCCTCAAAGAAAACAGCAATAGGAGTAGCAGTTCCAAGTCCAACTGTACTTGTTCCAGCGCCAGCAGTATTTAATCCAACCACAGGAACTAAAATAGAGTCCCAATAACGAGTAGAAATTCCAGAATGATTGGCACTCTTATAATGTCTTTGAATCCATCCACGGTTATCAGCAAAACAATTATAAGGACTTCTGGTTCTATCAGTTGCTTCGAATTGATTGTTTGCAGCAGAATATTTACCCAAATATTTTGGAATCGCATAATTATTTGCTGCAGTTTCAGCGTTTGTTGAAATGCCCCAAAGTGACATGTTTCTTACCTACAAAATTCTTTTTCTAGTAATATTTATAAAAAAAGGAGACCTTGATATTCAGGTCTCCTTTCATTAAACTATTTTGGTTCAAGGAGTTAGATCTTGAGCACCCTTTCCTTTTAATTGTCCTTGAACCTGTAAAAGAATAAGAGAGAGAAGACCGTTTGCTTTAACCTTTGGATTTGCCCCAAGTGCTTCCGAAACTGCAAAAAGTACAGTTGCGATAAGTGCTTGGTTAGCGGTTGCCCATGCAATGATTGCTGCTAGTGACATAATAACCTCGTGTGAAGGGTTCTGTATTATTTATCTTAAATTTGGATTTCTCTCTCTTGCAGTTAATGCAGGGTTATTATCTCTTCTGCGGCGTCTTGGTGTCTCATCATCTTCACTACTAGATCTAGTTGCTCCTTTATGAAGTCCAGTATCTTTAGGTGCTTTTTGTCTACCCAAATCACCTTGAGGATCTACATTTTGTGAGTATCTAATCTTACCTGCAATTTCTTCTCTATTACTTCTAGTTCTGCGAAGACCACCTTTTTTTGCTTCATCATTTTCAATCTTTTTTGCCATATCACCCAAACGAGATTCATCGACTAATTGACCTTCAAATTCAACCTCTTCAGGTCTATACTTATCTCTCCTTGCTTTTTGTGCTTCGGGAGACATATTTGCAGGTTGAACAACTGTACGTACAGCGCCCTTTACTGCATTGCTAATTGGGTCTGCAACATTCTTTTGGAAATTCTTTGCTCCTTGTTCGGCAGAAGTTCTTGGATTTGCTAAGATTTGTCCCGCAAGTCTTGAAGCTCCAAGACTTAATCCAGTACCTTCTGCAGTCATTATAATAGGATTTTTAACCCCCAATGCAGACCTTATCTTATTCTTAAGGATTTCTTTTTTAGCATAGTCACCTCTTTCATCTCTTTGTGGTTCGGAAGAATCGCAAGAAGTTTCTTCATTCTGTACATGTTTTGGAAGACCTTTATGCTTAGTAGAAGCAAATTTCTTTGCTTCAGTATCACTCATTTCTTCTGCAGCTTTTTTAACTTCTGGTGAAGCATTCTTCATTTTACCTTTTTTATATGCATGAACCATTCCCATGAATTGTTGTTGGGCGGTACTTACTGAAGATTCTGGAAAAAATTCTTCATTATATGATTTCCCTACTTCTGGAAAAAGTTTAACACGTCCATCATTTTTTCCGCGCATTACATCATATTTTTTATCTTTTTTTTTACTCTTATTCCCTTCTTCAAAAAAATCAACATCTTCCTTTACTCTGGAAGTATCTTTACCATCAGGAGATCCACCCGTTTTACGCTGAATAGCATTATGAACTGCTCCACGATATTCTTTAGCGCCACTTTCTACTGTTCGATCACCATCATAATCTTTACCTGCCTTTGCTGCAGCAGTTTGTTTACCACCTGTCCTTTCACCCTCATAAGGTTCTCCATATTCAGTCATTTCAACTGACTCAATATTTGGATTTGCTCGAAGATCACTAATTTTATCGCGGGTTGCATAACGAACATAAGAAGTTCCATTCTTATCAGTTACTCTAACTTTATATTTTCTATCTGATAAATTTTTAAGTTCTTGAAGATATTCCTCACCAAGTGCAGATTCTTCTTTTTCTACACCTTGAACAAAGACTTTGAAGAGTGCATTTGCAACAGAACTTGATGCAAACTCTTCGATATTATAATCTTCCGCCATAGGTCTACCAAAAATTTTTGCTTTAACTAAATTTCTTTCTTGTCCATTCAAACTACTATTCTGCATATACTGAGAATATGCTTGTTTTACATCAATTCCTTCTCTTCTTGCACGGTAGCGGATATCATAAACTGCTTGACGAACCTTTTTCTCCATCTTTGCCTTCATATCTGTAGGTCCTGATCTTTCTGCAGCAGAAGATTCTGGTTTATTACCTCTAGAAGGAAGTTCTTCAAAAATTTTAGTAGTCATTGGAAGATTTAGTACTTACTTTTTTCTAAATCTATTTATGAAATTAATACCATATGCTTTTCCGCCTGATTGTAAATACTCACTATTAGTTCCAATAGCACCTGGAGTTTGCTCAGATGCATTTAAAAAATATCCAGTTGTTCCAATTAATGTATTTCTTTTTCCTGGCATTCTCATTTTTCTATCCATTCTAACTTCGGTATATTTCTTAGTTTCCATCATATCTTTAATCCACGATTTGAACATTATTCCACTTTCAGTAACACAAATTAGATAATTAGTTCCTCTACGAATAATACGCCCAACAAGACCTGTATTGAGATTTTCAACTAATTGCCCAATTTGGAAAATCTTTTCAGAAATATAATTCTCACGAAGAGAATTTGCATCAAATTTAGGAGCAATTTCCCAAATATCATATCCTTCTTGTCGAATTTCTTGAATTCCCATGGATTGACGAAGAACATCAAAAAGTTCCATTGCTTCTTTCCTAGAAACTTCGGGAGGAAGTCCAGCACGAAAAGTTTTAAAATCTCCTTCTGCAGATGCGAGTCTCATTCTTGATGCAGAAACTCCTTCTACTCCATCAGAATCAGGATCTCTATCTCCAGAAGAAATTACTTCAATATTATCAAATTGGTAGAGATTACCATTATAATTATTTGCTAGTTTATCAAATTCTTTAACTCTATCAGATCCACCAACAATTCTTACACTTGAATATCCATCATTATGTGCTTTTTTGAGGACATCGAAGATAGTTCTCATATTAACATCATTATAAATTCTCTCACTATGCTGAGGGAACATTTTTCTCATATAGTAAATTTTAGTATCAGCATCCAAAGGATTTTTCTTTGCATCCTGAGTTCTAGAAGGAACAATTATATAATCACTTTGATCTTGTTCTGCAGCAGCTGCTGCAGTATCCATCAATTGGAGATGACCTACTGTTGGTGGATTAAACCGACCAAAAGCAATTGTTAAAGTTCCCAGAGTTTTTTCAACTGGTGGTAAAGTAAATGGTTCTGGTGGCAATGGTTCTTGAACTTGTTGTTGATCTACAGGGACTTGCTCTTGTGGAATTGGTTCTTGCACCTGTTGTTGCGGAGCAGGTTGTGAATAAGATGTTTGTGATAAATTCTTTTCTTGTTCAGTTTGCTTAGGATCTTTTCCACCAATTACTTGGCGTTTATTGTAAAACTTCAATTGTCCCTGAAAAGTTTTGGCACTAAATTCTCCTGTTGCTCTATCATACCATCCACCATGCCCATCTGTGACAAGACCCATACGAGTTGCCTGTTGAACTGCTTTGCTGGTTGCTTCGGTTATAAATTTTGAAAAACTTTTCATTTCCTATTCCAACTTTCCTTAATCAAAATACTCATAATAATAAAATATACTTATATTTATCACTACCAGTTCTTTTGCATTGTGAAATTGGCATGAGAGAAAACTTCACGATTCACCAACTTAAACATACCGAACTCATTGGTCATCACATAACCCTCAGCATCAATTCTGTCCCGTCCAAGATAAGCAGCAGGGCCCAGATGCCGACATAGAAAAAGGCAATCTTCCTTGATTGACTTCACCAACTTCCACAAACGAATCAGATTGATGTCACAGTTACCTGCGATTGCCAATGCTTCATCATCAAGAACAGCACCAACTCGGATGAAGGTGTTAAACACTTTCTTCAGATGTGCAGCACCTTTGTTGTCAACGAAGGTTACTGTTTGTGCCATCTGACGAGCGAACTTTACAATCTCCTCAACATCAAAAAATGCTTCCTGATTATGTAGAATGTATGTTTCAGGTTTGACAAATTTCACCGTATCAGTATCATTCCAGATAGCACGATCAGGCATCGCCACAGCATCACGCAAATCAGATTCTGCGAAGTAGCAGGTATGTGGAGCGATGATAATTTTCTGATCAACTACCTCAGGAAACTGGTAAGTGATCGTATTGGGAGTGTAAGTGTCAGAACCACCAAAACCAATAAAATCACATTGATAGATAGACTCTGTGACAGGCAGATAATCAAAGCAAGCGTGAAGAATATCTGCAACCTGACCTTGGTGGTTTTGATCAATTTCTTCATGGGAATGATTGATTTTGATTTTAACTTTGTTGAAAACAGATTTGGTGCCAACGAAGAACTTACCGTTAGCAGGATTGGTGCCAAAGACAATAGCAGGAGCACCGTCAATCTTGACACTTAGGGCACCAGGATTGATGAACCAATCTAACACTGAAAGATCACCAGTGAGAATAGAATCTTCGGCGTGTTCGAGGTGGGTGTTTTTCATTTGATGTTTTGTAATCATATCAGTATGATAATCCACGATAGTGGATGTGCCATTACTCCTTGTGACAGTTTAAAAAGTGGAGATAAGGAGACTCGAACTCCTGACATCAGCCTTGCAAAGACCGCGCTCTACCAACTGAGCTATATCCCCAATAAAAGAATTAAATCACCTAATTGACATTAGATCAAATAATTCTGGATGAAGTTTTCCATACTTCCTCATAATTTCTCCTGCTTTTGCATTTGCTTCATTTTCTGAAGGACTGCCAGGATTCGATTTCATTACTTTACCCATAACAGATTGTTTATAATGAACAAACTCATGAGCAAGAGTTCTTAAAATGTCTATTGGATGGCGATTAATAATACTAATGTAAATAATTCCATCACTATTCATCATTCCAAATGCTCTATTTTTCTTTGAGAAATCAGCATCATCAATAATAATATAAGGAATATCAATAGTTAAACTTAATTCTCTTTTTAAAAAAACTATAAATCTTTTAAGAATTGCATTAAATTGAATTCTACTTATTGGTCTTCCCGTCCTTTTTCCAAGAATAGACATATTTTTTGAAATATTTATTCGTTACCTACGATGGCACCAATCTTTTCATCAAGATCTAAAATGACAGCACGAATATCAGAAATGCGAGGAGGAACAGAAACCTCATCATAGGTATAACCTTTTTGATTCTCAAAAAGAATTTGACGAACGGCAGCGGCACAACGCACATCCATTTTAATGGATACGGATTTAGTCATCAGATGTCTCCCTCCTCACGATTTTCACTATAATATACATCAAAGAACCCATCAGGATAACGCTTCATCAGTTTGTCAATATTAGTTTGAATCACTTCATCAAAAGAAACATCGAGGGCAATACACGCCTGTGCCACATACCACATAGTATCACCGAGTTCTTTAATCAGGTGAGTGCGGGTCTCATCATTCCAGGATTTACCTTGGAATACCATTTTCTTTACAATCTCCATAAAC